GCATTCATAGCTATTTCTTTTTTATTAGATCCTTTTAGTTCTGGATGAGTTAATTGAATTTGTTGGACTATATCTGCTACTGCTAACTGTAATACATTCCATGCTTGAGGAACAGCTACTGATTGGGCTTGTTTAAGTATAGCTTTAGCAGAGTCTACGATATTATTGATCTGTAATAGGACTATCGGATTTGGCATTGGTTTTTCCTGTGGTACTCTTGGGTTTTTTCTTTTTTCTACTATTAGCTCTATTTGCTACTTTTCTTTCTTCTGGATTAGCTGTGCTCCACCAAGTTTTCTTTAGTTCAGCTCTACTTGATACATACTTAAATAGAACTGTTAATTGTCCTATAATAAGTATTGTAGCTTCTAGACCTCTACTTGTTTCTTGAATCAAATCTTCTTTCTGACTATTCTCTCCAATGATTCCCATTAAATATAGTCCACTAAAAACAAAGCTGACCATAGTGAACCAAAATTCGCTAGTTCTATAGCCGGGTTTGACCATGAATATTAAACTCCCATTTTAAATTGCCAAAAAATATCATGTGCCGCTAGGTAATACTTTAACAAATATGCCATTATAGAACTTATTGCCATATTTATTGTAAATGGTACTGATTGCTGGTGTGTTTTTGACGTAATTGTTGTTGGTTGAATATTTACCAGTAAATGTTGTTGATACGACTGCTGTGCCATTCTTAACTACGTTACCACTAATTGCAGCTTGAATGTCTGTATATGGTCTAGCCATTGTTTGATTCTCCAGAATAAGGGGTTGTAATTATATACACTATTTTTCGATGCGGTCTTCGAGAGCCTCTAGCGTTTTGCCAAGGATACCAATTTGAATTTTTAGTTCTGTCATAACTTCAGTGTTTCTTTGTAAAGCATTAGCAAAAGCTGCTTGAGTTTCTTTATTATTATTTAATCTTTCCATAATAAATTGACGATCATGAATATATGGAGATTGTGTTTCTATCATCACTAAAACTTCTGCTTTAGTAGCCATATTTCTTCCTATAGCTACCCAAAACCCCACCATAGTTACGATAATGCCAATACTGGTTGTAGCAATATTTTCCCAGAAATGAATAATTGTTTCGCTCATGATTTACTTTCTAAATAATAACTAAAAGCCAACGACACTCAAGGCATCGCTGGCTTTAGTTGTATAGTAAAATTGATTAGTTATACTCAGCCAGTCTTAGCCTTGTAATCATTATTCATAACTGGTACTTTAGCGCCAGTTCTATAAGTAAGCTGACCGGGAGCAGAACGAGTTGGATTTGCAGCATTATCTGTTGCTAATGTATCTGTGGCTACAACAGGATAACCGCTATCGAAAGCTCCTGTGTAAAGACTATACTTGTTAGCTCTAATAGCTGTTGTAAATCTACGAGTTCTGAGGGTTTCAAGCTTGTGAATACTACGAGTGAGACTTGGGATATTAGCGCCACTTAACAATGTAGTATTAGCAACACCAGCTAATTCTGATGTGGTTCTCATAGCAACACCATTCTTATCATTATAAGCAAAAGTGCCACTACTTAGAGCCTTGTCGGCAAAACCATTATCAAGAACTGTTGAAGCAAATACTCCTGTATTGTATCTACTAACGCCTACATTTGTGAGCTTGCCAGAAGCAACTGAGCCACCACGGGCTACTGTGCCTCTATTATTAACTGAGCCACTGGACTTTACGTTTGGAGGTACTGTATAATCAGAACCAGATGTTTTTGCTATAGCCATTTTATTCTCCCATGGTTGACGGAAATGCTAATTATACTATACCCTAAACCCTAGGAACTTTGGTTATTTTTGGATAATAATTCTAAACCGTTAATAGAATTGACCTTAATGCCATATAATTTAGTTCGATTGATATTATTAATTTGGCTAATATTCCAAACATTACCATTACAAATAATGTTGATGGGTACTTTCTTGTTAATTAGAGCTGCTGCTAAGATATTGTCATTGATATCATCAAGAAGATATCCTGAAGATGGATAGATAGTATTGATTCCAAAATCCATTAAGATTTGAGAAACTTTGTATAAAAGTTCGTAAGAGAAAACCCTATATTCTAAAGTATATCTTAATTCAACAGAAGCTTTACTACAAAGCTCTAAATTTATTTTGATATCTTCTCTAAATTTATCATATTTTCTGTTGCAGAAGTGCGCGGGTTGGGCAACTATATTGACTATGTGAGTTCCGGCTTTGATAGCTGTTTCTATTGCGCTTCCTCTACTTTTTGTATCTAAAATACCAAGAGGATAATCGATAGGAGTAGAAATTAAAGTATCTGTTTGTGAAATAATATTTTTAGCTATTTTAATATGATTTAGAAATACTGAAATTGTGGATGGATTATAATGTATCGCTGATTGAAGACTTTTTTTTAATTCTTCATCAGATAAAGAAACATCATAATTAGAATATTCTATGATCATTTTTTTGTTTTATATGTTTTAAGTAGTTCAATACTAGGGTATTTCTTACTACCTAATACACCGTCAGCAAACCCATATTCTACAGCTTCATTCGATGTTAAAATCCAATCACACTTATTTGCTAATTGTGAAGTGATGTGTTTTCTGGCCATCATTTTCTTCCAATTCTTTTGTTTAGCTAGTTCACTTTCCATACATCTATCGGTAAAAATTTCAATCATCTTATCACACTCTTGTTCATTCCATTTAATAGAACTAGCAGCAGCCTTTGAGTGTTCACTATCCATACTGAATGATCCATAGTGAATAAGCATGGTAGCATTAGGAGTTAGAATCCTTAGTGGTGCAGCTTGGAAAATTACGCTGCTTGATGATTCTACTTTAGCATAAGCCAGAATAATAATTTTTGATTTTGAAAATCGTATGGTATCATAAATACCTAAACAATCTTGCCATTCTCCACCCGGCAAGTGCATATGAACTAAAATAGGTTCGCTTGATAATGTATTAAGGTATCTAACATTTTTTTCAAATATGACCGCTGACCTATAATCAACCCCTCCCTCATCTGCACCATCTATGTGGGAGTGTAAGTATATTTCTCTATTCTTGATGTCTATATTAAAATTATGAATTTCATTAAGTTCACTATCATTATTTGGTGAATTGACTACCATATTAATTACCTAGGTATTCATATATCTGATCATTAATTTCTTTCATTACTCTAGCGTCATCAAAAACTTTTCCTATAGATATTCTAAATCGGTATCTAGTAAAAATGTCTAGAGTTTCCACCCCATCTATTTGATCTATAATATTTACTATTTGATTATTGATATTAAAGTTTGTATGACCAACCCAAAAGTTAAAAATCTTACCAGATGCCGTATTCTCTGTGTAAGGTATTAAACCCATTGGAGTAGCAATTGCTCTTAATGGTTTTTTGACACTTTCCATTTCATCAACATATTCACCATCAAGATCTTCTTCCTTATCATAATGATCATCAACTAACTTGTCATGCTCTATAGTATCATCTTCACCAAATGGATCGAACCATTTTTGCCAAACTATTAGATTAGCTGTTCCATAAATATTTCTCATTTAATTGCGTCCATTCCTTATCTAGTATAGTTTTTAAATACACTAGAAGGTTTAATTACTGGATCATAAGCATTATCTAATAGGCCTTTTTTCTTTAGTTCTATCCATGCACTTAATACTTTTTCCACAAAAAATGAATCAGAAATATTATCTTTATCAGCAATAGATGTTAAACTACTTATAATGTCTTCTCTAAGAGAACCATTTTCTAGAATAAACATTAATGCTCCATATTGGTTAGCTATATTAGTAATCATTGTTTCATCAAGTTTATCTAAATCAGGCCAATAACAAACAATATTAATAGTACTATCAAAATTTAATTCAAAGTTAACACTACATAAAAAATCCCTTTTTTCTCCCTTGGTTTGAGGGACAACTATAATAGGTTTTGGATAAATTTTTTCTAATAAATTTTTCCACCACTTAAACATATAGTAAACACTTTCTTGAAATAGGGTCTATTAGCGCTAAATTTAAGTTTACATAATAGCCAGCTTTAAGCTCTGTCTCAGGAGGAATAGAACAAGCAAAGAAGATATTGATATGATTGTCATTTTTTAAGACATCAACCAACATTACTTTTACAGAATCGTATCCTAGAGATACATACTTTTCAAAAATCTTGGCTGCCGCAGAACGAATAGAATCATCTTCCTGTTCTATCTCTAATACCAAAGGCTCATAAATCTCTGGATTAGAAGATACAACACATCTTTCATTCTTATTAAAATTAAAGGATGATATAAAGATACTTGTTGTTGCTTTAAACATAGGCTCTTATCTTTGCTAAACCTTTCTGAATATTTTGTCTTACTGCTTCTCTGGTAACCCCAAAGTCTCTACCTATTTCAGATAGAGTTTTTTCTTCAAAATAATATTGTTTAATTTGGTCTTTCTGTTTATCAGATATGATACCAGAAGAAAGGATATTTTCAATATTTTTCTTTAAAGATTCTTCATATTCATTATTCTCAACAACTATATAAGGATCATACTCCTCTTTGTCTGGAATATTATCAGCAAAAGACACCTCATTTTCATTAATATTATTTAGTGAATAATGAGTATTATTCTTACGATACTTGTTTGATAAATACGTTTTGATGGCCCAAATTCCACATTGATTCCGATAGGAATATTTAGTCTTTGATTTACCATTAAAACCTGAACGATCCTTATCCCATCTCCAATCTCCTATCATAATGGCAGAAGCAATATCTGCAATAGCATCTTCATTCGACAATAGCTCTTGTCTCAAAGCAGAATAGAAGGTTGGGGCAAACTTAGATATAATCTTCTTGGCTAGGGTAATATATGTAGACAGACTATCAAACTCTTTTTCCATTATTTATTTCCTTTAAGTTAGATTCCTAATGTCCGAACTATTTACTTAGTTCTTCTTCTTATTTTCTTCGTCAGTTAACTTTTTCCAAGTCTTTGGGTCTGGTCTATCCTTGTTTCCACGTTTGGCTGGCTTATAATTTTTGCCTTCTCGCTCTTTTTTCTTGCGAATATTTTCCCAAAGTCCGGGTAAATTCTTGGATGCTCCCTCAGAAGAGTTATCGTCAGTCTCGTCAGAAAGAATGACAAAATCTCGGATTGTACTCATATTGTTTTCAGTTATAGCGATCATACCCTGTAGCCAAGGTTCTGTCAAATTTTCTTTTACACGATCATGGTCGATATGGTCTAGAATACTTGACACATTATGAAAAATATTCTTAAGAGATGCTATTGACATCTCTAAAAATTCAGCTTGATAATTCTCCAATTCAAGCATACTATCATCTTCTGTATTTTCTATCATTTGATTATCTATAATGGTAGAGCCTATCTTATTAAGGATATCATGAATTCTTTCCATTGTAACTCCCCTTTTAAATTTGAATAATAATTAAACTTGTAGTGTTAAGAAATTATCAACGCCCATCTGTTCAATTAGCTTTAGAAATCCTTCATAAAGCTCAATACCGTCTTCGCTGCCTTGTAATAGCTCAATAAACATATTGGCTGTAATTTCATCACCAACTGCTCTGGCAGCAACTATTGTTGATCTTTCTGCTGCCGATGCTTCTCTTACAGAAGAGAGATTATATTCTATCATTGCGACCATATCATGTCTCTTCCAAGCTGGAGGATTCAGAACTAATGGTTGATAATCAACATCAAAAAATTCTAGTCTTTTGATATTGATTGCAGCATGTGTTTGTTCCTGTATCGCATCTTCTTTAATAATTGCCGCTAGTTTCTTATATCCCCATCTTTGAAGATGTTCAGCTTGTGCTGTTAATACAGTAGTTTGCTGCCAGTGAATATTTAATGATTTTTTAATAAGTTCAATAACAGCATCAGATGTATATCCAGTAATTTCTTGAGCAGATGTTTCGTTTGGATTATCTATTTTAATAGTTTGCGATTGTTCATTTAATAGTTCTTGTATACTTTTAGTCATAGTTATTAGTCCATTTTATGTGAGGATTGTTTTTATAATTATTACCAGCTCTTACATGCCCAATATCTGGCTTTCCATTTTGGTCCGGGACTATCGCATCTCATTCTAGCTCTAAAGCTTTTTCTTCTTGCAGGAATGTCTTTTTTGATTTCCATGTTTGGATCACCAAAATTTACTTTAACAACATTGCCTTTTTCATTCTTAACGTAAACGCTGGATTTTTTAGGACCATCTGGTGTTCTGAAAGGTTTGTTCAAAGTTACTTTTCTTCCTTGATATTCTGATGCTAAGACATGAGAGATATCATATTCTTCAGTTTCCTCTCCAAAATCTAAATAATCTTCTTCTTTAGGAATAACTAAATTTGATATTGTCAATTCTTCAGAATTACCGCACTCATCACAATCAAAATCATATGTAAAACCCAAGATAGCTAAAACATTATCTAATAGACTATTTTTTGATTTTTTAGTTTGACCCAAACAAATAGCTATTCTTTGCTGATTTTCTGGGTAATCTTTTTTCATTATATCGTCGCTCATGCAACGACTAAGAAATTTTTTACTATCTTCATTTTGATTTGGTGTTGGTATTGGCATAAAGTTATCTCCTTATTTTTCTATACACCTAACCAATTGCTTGGCCGAATTTTCCCATGTAAACTTTTGAGCAGTAGTGAGACCTTCTGGATTTGAACCAATTTTATTGGTATATACATATTTCATATAGTCAATAATTTGATCTTTTTCTTTCTCTCCGATTTTAGCCCAATTACCATCTCCATGAAACCATTTTCCATCTTCTGCCAATTCTTTATCTGTAATATCTACCAAATAAGAATTTTTACTATTACAATATTCTGTATGAGCAGAATAGTTTGTTGCAATAACTGGCTTATTCATAGCCATAGTTTCTAATAGTTCTAAATTCCACCCTTCTGCTCTAGACAAATAAAGACCACAATCAGCATAAGAAATTGCTTCTGCTACATTGCTTTGTGTTGGTAATCTTGGAAAAACTTTAATTTTATTTTTTAATTTAGATCTATTTACTACAGATAGCCACTCATGTTCTTGTTGTTCATTTAAAAAAGGGTTGTGAGTTATCATCCATAGTTCAACATTATCGTCATTAGAAAATGCTTTATTAAAACATTCTATCACAATATCATGAGACTTACGGATTTCCCATTTTCCCACTGTGATAAAAATAAAATTCTCTGGTCTGCTTTTACTTTCTCTTGGGTAGAAAATTGAACTATCTACCCCAAGATGTACTATCTCAATATCTTTTTTGATATCATTATCCAATAAAACTTGTTTAGCCCATTGACTGCTAGCTATTAGCTTATCTGGAAAATTTAAATGATATTTTTCTAAAGTATTGAAGGTATCTATTTCAAAAAAAGGATATGCTAAATATTGTCCTCTTCCTGGTCTAGTAAGCAGATCAAATTGATGCCATATTTTCAAACAAGTAGCATTATAATCCATATCTATATTAAGATCCATAGCATGATTAATTAATGCCGAATCTAATGGAGACTCTGCTTTAGGATTACCTATTGGAGTTAAAGAAACTTTATGTTTTTTATCTCTAGTTAACTCTTTTAATAAATTAAAGGCTACATTGCCATAACCTGTTACTCCTATCGGAGCATGTAAATTAATATTCATTCAAAAATCCTATTATGGGTGTTGTTAACTTGAATAAAAGTGGTCTTTTTGCCAAAGTCTTTAATCTTAGATGCTCCTATATATGTACAAGCACTTCTTATCCCTCCAAGAATATCTTGCAAAATAATTTCTGCCTTATCTTTGTAGGGAATAGTAACACATTTTCCTTCACTGGTTCTATAGTTTGCTACTCCATTATGATATTTATCCATAGCGTTTTTGGAACTCATCCCATAGAATTTAAGTTTGGTTTTCTTTTTTTCTGTTTCATAGCCGGGATTAAATGGTTGCCAAAATTCAGATGTTAAACCAGCTCTTTTACATAGGAATTCATATTCCCATTCTCCTTCACATTCATCAGAACCAGCAAACATACTGCCTAACATTACAAAATCAGCATTTGCACCAAATGCTTTGCAAACATCTCCGACTATTTTGCATCCACCATCAGAACAAATATGACCACCTAATCCATGAGCAGCATCAGTACACTCCATGACTGCTGCAAGTTGAGGATAGCCTATCCCTGTTTTTAGTCTGGTGGTACAAACAGATCCGGACCCTATTCCTACTTTAACAATATCTACTTTACCATGAAGGATTAGTTCTTCAACCATCTCTGGGGTTACAACATTCCCAGCCATAACTATTACATCTGGATATAATCCACGGATATGACTGGTTGTTTTTACAAATTTTTCGCTATAGCCGTTTGCAACATCAATACAAATATTAGGAATTTTCTTTCCAATAGAAAGTAATGAGTTAAAAACTATTGCTAGTTTTTCAATATCTTTTGCAGATGTTCCTGTAGAATAAAAGACAAAATCTTTATCTATCTCGTTCTCAGTAGAATAGAACGTGACTAGCTCTTCTATAGAATAGTGCTTATGTAAGCAAACTATACTTTTAGCTGAACACACTGGATTGGTCATACCAAATGTTCCAGTAGTATCCATATTTGCTACCATAATAGGAACACAAGAAAGTTTCCTTGGAGAATGAGCAAAATTAAATTCTCTAACTAAACTAACATCAGATCGACTACTTAAGGAAGATCTTTTTGGCTTTATTAAAACATCATCAAAATCTAGTTTTATTTCATTGATTATTTTTTGCATTATCCAACTCTATTTTAGGTTTGTCATTAAAATATTTCTTTCCGTAATCTACGAATATCTCATCTTCTGCTTTAATATCTTTAATAGCTACCACATCAGCTATCAGATTAGGATAATCGAATTTCCATTCAGTATTAGCATTGTCTTGATGATTATAAATCATTCCATAACCTAAAACCATATGAAATATAAATCCATGATTTTTACATTCATTGCAAGGACAGGTGGGTTGAGTATATAGGTATCTATAAAGCTGTGGATCAGAATGATATTTAGATCTAAAAGATAAAGGAACTAACGGACATCTTTCTATTATCTCTCCCTCTTTAATATCTCTGGTTGCAAAAACACCACGACCTTCTATACTTGAAAGTCCAAGTTTAATTGGAAAATTATTTAAAAATTCTGTACTCATATTATGTAGTAATTTTAGTCTTTCCTGTTTTTATATTTTCTGAATCAAAATAAGCATTGCCGTAACCTACAAAAATTTCTTCTTTAATTTTAATATCAGTAATAGCAATTACATCTGCAAATAGCTGAGAATAATTAAATTTCCAAACAGCATTAGATACATCTTGATGATTATATAACATTCCATAGCCTAAAACCATATGCAAAATGACTCCATGTTTTTCACAATCCTCACAAGAACATGGTGGTTGAGCATACATATAACCAAAGATTTTAGGATCTAATTGATAATTAGACCTATAATCCATTTGAATTAATGGACATCTTTCAATAATTTCTCCTTTAGTAATTCTGCTAGTAGCAAAAACACCACGACCATGAACAGCTGAATCACCAACAATAATCTTATATGGAGGGAGATAGTTTAGTTTTGTAGGATCGTCTGGTCTAGTTGTGTGTTTTGTCATGTTTTATCTAATATTTTTCAGGAACTCATCTGTATCATAGCACGTTGTTTCTTTATTCCAACCAACCTCACTAACACATATTCTAAGCGCTGTACTTAATCCTTTTCCCTTGAATGATTTTAATGTATCATTAATGGCAGTAAGGCGATCTGATCTATCTATTATATACTTGATTTGTCCAGACTTGACGTAATATTTGGGCATGGGTTTAGTGATCAAATTGTTTTTTGACTGCACATCCTATTCCTAAGAAATTAGATCTGACACTAGGATATTGTTCAATGAATTCATAAAAATTGAACATTTCATTATATTGATTTTTAAAATCTATCCAATATTTAGAAGTGCCAGGACATGATATGCTGGTGATATCATGGAATACTATAATTTCTCCATGATCCAGACATGCTTCGGCATCATTTTTAACACCATCATATGTATGATCTCCATCTATTAATATTAAAGAAAAATGTTTCTCCTTAATAAAATTCTTAAAGTCGTTAGATTGGGAGTTAATTTTCCAATAACTAATGCGAGGGTTCAAATCTTTGTATGTTGATATATTTTCTGGTATATCTATTAAATCACAAGCCAAACTTTTTATTTGTTCTTTTTTGATAGTGTTTAAATATTCATTAGTAAATATAAATGTTCCACCATGTCGTGATCCTATTTCTAAATAGGAAGTAATTTTATTTTTGTATTTTTCTAAGAAAAGCAGATATGGAATAAATTGATTTGGATATTGCCAAATCTTAAAGCTGTAACCAGCACCAAAATATTCTTTAAGTTCTGGAGGTTGTTCTTCTGTATTCTCATCATTAAGGCCAGCTTTAAGTAAACAATTCTCTAGTGAAGCATAGTTTATTAAATCATCAGAATTTATTGATGATATGAGATCCATAAAAAGTTTAATATTATTCATTTATTATCTCCTATATTAAAAAAATACCATCTTTTATGAGTGTCTATATTTTCAGATGAATCTATATGAACAAGATAATCTTTAATCTCGTCCCATGTAGAAAAAATAGTTTGATGTGGAATAGTACCAAATAACCAATCGGGAGCGTATTTTTTCCCTTGTTCCATATGAATTATAATAGGCTTTTTTTGCCTGTTAGCCCAGAAAATTTCTTCATATGTTCCACATGGATGAATATCTAGGTTCATATTTACAATTAAAAAATCACTAATATCAACGAGCCTAAGATCAACTGCTCTTATAGTCTTCATCATAGAAGATAGTTCATCATAGTTTTCTTTTGCTTTAAGTTTAGCTTTTATTGTATGAACATCACAATCTTCTAATCCTATATTCGATGGTTTGCTGATAGGATTAAAAACCTCTATTCCTAGATTTTGTAAGAATGGAGTTATACTGTCTCTCCATGTAGTTCCTCTATCTGGAACTCTATCCATTGCTCCAGCTAAATATACTCTTTGACTATGTAATCTATTCATGTTTATTTTTTTCAAAATTATTGACAATTTTTCCTAAGAAATCTCCGTTCTTATGTTCCAGTATCCACTTGTATAGACCAAATTTTTCATAATAGTAAGCAGATCTTTCGATGCCATTATCGTATAGATCTTTTTTAATTGCAAAAGTTCTTTTTGGATAGCTTACTATTTCTCCAAAATGTTTAATAGTATTTACTCTTATCCCTTTACTGTTTTCAATAGTATTCCCAGAACATTCTAAAATTATTGCTTGTTCTTTAGTCATTATATTCTTAAAATTATCAGCGTACAAATCTATAACATTTCCACCAAAAGCACAGATATTAGAATGTGGTCCGCTTATAATATGTAATTCGTAATTTTTTACTATGTTTTTAAGTATTTTGTATTTTTCATTAAAAGAAGGATGAAAAGTTGTAGTATCTAATATATAGAAATATGATTTGTCTATAATTAAATGATGATATCTCCAAGTATATAAAGCATGATAGGCGGTGTAATCAAAGTTATTCATTGCCATGCATATTACTGTGATTTCATAATCTAGATCTAAATCAGTAACTTCTTTGATTTTTTTAATACGAGGACCAATATTTTCATATTGAGAAATTACTAAGATAATATCTTCGTATCTTGTAAAATTAATATTTTGTAAAGATTGAAATAAAATATTCAATGCTTTTTTATAAAACAAATTTGAATTAATAACAAGTTTCATATTAATTAGGAAATAGAAAATCAAAAAGATTCCTGGAACTATATTTATAGTTAGAAGAACTCAATTTGACTAATCCTTCTAAGACACCAATGATTAAACAAATGTATATAGCTATATATAGCATAGTTATTATTTTGAATATATGTAAACGGGTAAATCGAACCAAATATCATTAATTAAGTCTGAAATAAAATTCCAGTTGCCACCAGCTAAACCGCTACCAAATTTAGGCGCATGTATTTCTACTTTAGTCTTTTCTGTTCCTTCTTGTATGTTTTTATATACAGTTTTGACCTGATTCATGCAATATACAAGAGCAGCGTAGTTTAAAGGCCTTTTGTTTTGATTATTAATAAGTTTATTTTGTGCTATCATATTAGCAAAGATAATTTTATAACGATATTTAGGATCTGTCTTAACAGTAATAAACTGAGTATGACCTAATTTAGCTTGTTGACCAAGCATATGGAAATTGGCTTTTACTTCTGGATAAATATGAGCTACCTCACCAGCAAATCCAGCACCAAAAGCATTGCTATTATTGCATACGTGAGGAACAATAACTGTACTACCATTAACTCCAGCAGAAATCCTGGTGTTAATAAGCTCAAATATATTTTGATTCTTAACGAAGCTAAAAGTATTAGCTATATTTTTGTTTATTTGAGTTGGCATAGTTTCACCTTTTTATTTTTAACCACTTATCAAGTGGACACTGTTGATCAGCCCATGCCAATTTATTGAGGAATATCTTTTTTCTACTAAGATTGCAACCACAAGCCAGACATTGACTAGAGGTATTATGAAACATTTCGCAGGTTTGGCAAATTGCAAATCTTTTATCTATTTCTTCTTGGGTAGATTTTGGAAATCCAGCGCCTATATGAAATAGTAAAGACTTAAGAAATGTTAGGAGTTTTGTCCGTATACTCATTCTTATGTTCCTTTAGAGCCAATATATTGCCATCTTTGTCTCTATAATATAGGTCCAATGATTCTACTACAGAATCTTCAACTAACCAACTAGCAAAACCTGTTTCAATGTCTATTGACATTTTTTTAGTTTTTTGATCCTTGGTGGATTTGAAATCACCAGTAAGAATAAACCTCTTTTTATCTATTAAGAATAAATCGCCGGGTTTTAATTCTTCAAGATATTTCATTTTCCCAATCTTCCCACAACTCCTCTGCTCTCATATTTTCTTTTTGCTTTTTGAGTTGTTTCTTTATTTTATTCATATCACGAGAATCATAAGCATCAGCCTTCTTGTTCAAGAACCTATGCTCTATGTTTTCTCTTCTGGAAGTTTTTCTTTTATCGAAATCTGAATCGCTCATTGCACACCTTTCGTAGTAATCATACGCCCCATTGGAGACAAGTCAAGCTTTGGGCTTAGAATTTTTAAAACTTGACAGACAACCCTAATCTTATTATGTCTTATGCAGAGGGTGATTAAGTTATAGTACAGGTCTAATAATACCATAGCCTTCATATTTCTTTATCCCTGTATAATTCTGCTGATGTAGTCTAATGGCTTTCTTAGCAAAAACCGCTACATAGTCGTCCGATGATTTTAGCATATTTTCAAGCATAGCAAATTTAATTTTTTTAGCAAACGATAGAAATAAAGCAGCACATCCTACTGCAAATGGTGTTGCCATACTAGTTCCAGACATAGAAGCGTAGGCATTTCCAGGTACAGCACTAATAATATCTGCGCCCGGAGCTAAAAAGTCAAGCTCTTCACCACAGCAACTAAATGAACAGATATTTAATTTCTCATCTACTGCACCAACACTAATTGTATTATTATATTTTGCTGGGTATTGTATTCCCGACTCTATCCCACTATTCCCTGCTGCACAAAAAATTATTACATTTTTGTATTTTGCATATTCTATAGCTTTTTCTATTTGAATAGAAGGATATTCTGAACCTAGAGACATTGTGATTAGATCTGCTCCGTGATCTGCGGCCCACACAATCGCTTCAGCGACGTTTTTATTAATTCCTGACCCATCGGCTCCAAGTGCTTTAATAGGCATGATCTTGGCTTGCGGAGCGACTCCTACCATGCCTACGCCATTGTTCACGGCAGCTATTGTGCCAGCAACGTGGGTTCCATGACCATTATCGTCTTGTGGAGGTTGATCTGGATTTATGAAATTATAACCATCTACAATATTGTCTTTAATATCTTCGTGATTTAAATCGCATCCAGTATCTATTACTGCTACAGTTACACCTTCTCCTTGAGAATGTCTCCATTGTTGAGGAACTGAGAATTTATCAATGGGCCAGCTATGGAACTGACTAGATCCTACCGATAAACCATAAATATCTTTTCTTGTGTGCGGTAAAAGCTTGCATTGTTTCTTTTTTAACATAATTATTTCTTAATAATGTTTCTAATCCATGGAATATACATACTAATTCTTGTATGACAACTTTCATCTCCATACGTTGAGTCTGGCTTACCATCATACCCCAATACTGAAGAATTTATTCCAGCAAGTTTTCCATCTATAAAAAGACCACCACCACTATCTCCACTACAAATTAAATATTCAAGTTCTGTGATTTTTTGACTGGGTTTGGAAGCATTGCAGACTAATGTTCCTCTTTCTATTTTGGTAACATAGTTAGATCCAGCCCTTTTTTTACCATCAGAAATATTTACTCCAGTATTGAAATTTCCAGTAAGCCCAACGCCAACAATAGCAGCTATTTTCCCAACTTCATCTGAATCCTCATATAACTCTGGATAAGGGGACATATCTACTTGTTCTGAGATGTGACCTACTGCTATATCATAATATCCAAAAACATTGTCACTATATTTTTCATGACAAATAATAGAATCTAAATTGTATTTTTTATCATCAACAATTATTTGATGATCTTTCATATTTTTTACAACATGAGCTGCTGTTATTATCCAATTATTATCTACTATTACAGCAGAACCCGCTGCTTGTCCATTACCATCATAGCAAACAATTTTAACAGTATGTTTAAATTTAGATCCATATTCTATATATTTAGAGTCTTCAACATTGGGATCAATTGTCCCAGCAAAAGAATTTGAAAGAAATAAAAAAACACCCAGAAGAAAAATTAAGCTTTTCATGGGTCATTCCTTTGACGGATATGTAAACTAAGGTCTATTTTTAACCTTATTTAAATACACCGAACAATCTTCGATGACCGATTTATTATAACTCTTAAAGTTCATTAAATGACCAAATAGAAAGTGGCATGGGTCTGCACACAAAGTCACAAGATTTGAAGGATCAAGTTCTAGCTCTGGACTAATATGAACTGGGGTTTTATGATGAACTTCTAATTTTTTATCTCTACCACAAGCAATACAATATGGATTTTCTTTTAAGTGTTGTTTTCTTACATTACTCCATTTTGGAGATCGTACTGCAAACCTGATTTTATTCAGGAAATTAAACATCACAACACCTTTGCAGCAATTAAACATCCTTTAGCAACAGCGTGTAAGGGGTCTGTCGCATGTCTGACTTCTTTAATTTGTAAAGGAAAACCATTCTCTTCTAATTTTTTAGCAAATTCCTTAATATATCCATTAGCTTGAGAAGTACCACCAGCTACCACAATAACCAAAGGATTTTTAAATTTTGGTAATGATTTATGGCTTGATAAAGCATGGGCTAATTGTTTTGTAGTATAGTCTATTAGTCTCTCATAATAAGCTGACACAGCACCTAAAACTGGATTATCATTAGGTTCACCAATCGTAAAACCCCCAGCCTCTTTCTCTGCCTGAACAACACTATCTGGTTCTCCTGTAGCAACAGAACTCATGCGATCAATCCAGTCTCCACTTTTGGTTGTGCTGAATACTACAGTAGGTTCTCCATTTAACATAACGCAAACATTTGTCATACCAGCCCCACAACTAACAGCAATACCAGTATAATCCTCAACTTCTAATTCAGCATAACAAAGAGCCTCTGCTTCATTAATTGCTTTAGCACTATATCCACATTCAGCTAGAATAGTCTTGACTACATCTTCATGGTATCCAACATCAAAATCTTCATCTTCTTGATCTACTGGTTGAGCAGGGACGCAGAATACTAACTTTTCATTTTCTTCTTTAGCTTTACCAGCTACTTCTTTCAAGATAAAAGCCAATATCTTTTTAGCATCTTTTTCTTTTGCAGATACTACGCCTTTATACATTGGTCTTTTTGCAGTATCATTTCTTTCTATAGCTTTTTCAATAGCATCTTTACCCAATAGGATAAATGATCCATCAGCATCCTTAATAAAAACCTTTCCTGCTAATCCCTTCTCTATCATCTTTGTGGCAACTGGGGTGGTTGGTTTGATAACATAAAAAGCATCTCTAAAATCTTTATAAACAATACTATTTTTGTTTTCTTTTGATAATACTATGTAACTTGTACCAACGTCTAATCCAGCTGCCATATTTCACCTCTTCATATTTTTAAGTTTATTTATAGAACTACTAATATCCTCTTCGGATTGATTAATTTCTCCCAAAGATTCATACTTCTTTTCCATTCCAGATGTCTTAATATCTACTACATATTTAGTATCATCAATAGACACAACCGTTTTATCTTTTTCCGTTTCTTGAAAAAAACTTGTGGGTTTTGTATTAATAACAGTATTACATACACCAGCACTAGATTGCTTACCAACAAAATAGCCGATTAAAAACAAACACACCCCTAAGATTAGGAGTGTACTTGAGAAGAAAATAATAGTGGGTAAGTTTATTGATACTGATATTTCATTCATGTTTATATGAGCCTATCACTCTTCCCTTTTGGGTTCTTACAGCAAAACCTTTTCGTACTAGATATGGTTCGATGCTATTCTCAATAGTGTCCATAGCAATTCCAGTTAAAGCTGAAATACTCTTTAGGCCCAATCCAGCACCTTTAGAATTAGCAAGCACTTTCAAATACATCTTATCATACACATCCAAACCGTCCTTATCAATACCCTGACTATTAAAGATTTCATCCACACTCATCTTCTTCTCTGTATAATATGCACTACAGTTTTTATACCATTGTAGTCTACCATTCAAAATTCTAGGAGTTCCCTTGCTTCTTTTAGCAATTTCTAGCAAATCTTCATCGCTAATATGCAAACCTAGCTTGTTAGCGTTCAATCCTGCTAGTTTAGCTAGATCAATCTCAGTATAGAAGGACAAATGTTCTTTTATTTGAAATCTATCATAAAATGGTTGACTTAAAGTGCCTCCACTAGTTGTTGCTCCAACCAAAGTAAATACTGGCAACTCAATAGTTTCCGGCTTTTCTTTATCTTGTTCATCTTTTACAGTAATATTGAGAACAAAATCCTCCATTACTGGATATAAAAATTCTTCTACAATTTTGGGTAAACGATGAATTTCATCAATGAATAGAACAGAATGTTTTTCCATACCCATAATATAGGGCAAAATATTTTTGATACCACGAACAGTGGCAGCATTGATGGTATATAGGTTGACTCCCATCTCAGTAGCTATAGCACTGGCTATTGTAGTCTTTCCTAGCCCCGGTGGGCCGTCTATTAAAAGATGAGGCATCACACCACCAGAATTTTTACAACCAGCAACCACGATGTTTAACCGTGTAATCACTTCTGACTGTCCAATAATTTCACTAAATCGCGTGGGACGAATTGCATTAGCCATTTTTTTCTCCAAAGTTTTTTAAAGCCTGTTTGATTAAATCAACGCAAATATAAGTAGGTGTTCTGTCAAAGGTTGAGACTATTAGTTTCTCAGCTTCACTAATATCAAAACCATATCCAAGTAAAATTGTACAAGATTGTGTTAAAAGATCTAAAGGAATAGTTTCTTTCTTTTCCTCTGTTTCTGCTGCTAAAGATGACTTCTTTTGAGTCTGACTATAGATAATCTCATTTTTTTCTACTAGTTTTACCCTAAGTATCTCATTGCAGTCGCAGACTATTCTATATCCTTTTGTCTGTGCCTCTTTCATGGAAATCCAATGGTCTGAAGAACATTTAGGACATCTATATTTTAGATGAACATCTTGATCAATCGGTCTCAGGCGTTTCTGTTTGATTGTTGGCATCTTCTTTTACCCAAAAAATGAAATCGTTTTTTTCACTGTCGTATCCACTATCCAAAACCCCCTTGTTAACCAAGGTATTCAAAATATTGCTGACCATTCTTCCGTTCAAATCTTCTATAATCTCTCCTAAAATTTTATCAGTAAGTGAGTATCGAATTTCTTTACTTTTTTTATTGATTTGTTTTCTAGCATGATTCTTAATGATAACAGATGCTTCTTCATGACTCAGAGTAGTATCCATTTCTTCTATTTCTTTTTTACTCATTGTTGATAAAGAAGCAGTTAAAGAATCTGCGGCTATCTCATTAACTTGTCCAAATAAATTAAAAACCAAAGCTCTTGAGTGGTCAACAAATTCTTCAAAGTTGCTTATAAAAAACCATTTTTCGTTCTTCATTATACTAATGTTTCCCCTTCGTACTTTGGGATGCTGACCCATTCAAGTTTAGCAGACAGGACGGGTTTGTACACTACTACGATCCTATCGGTTTTCTTATCTTTTTCGACTATCTTCAAAGGGATACGCCTATCTTGATTTGTACAGTTTTCAATAAAAATGATAACTTCTGCCATTGCATCGCATACTTTACTGACTGATGATTCATTAAAGTAAATTTCAAAATATGTACTCATCATTTTTTATTAAACTCTGTTTGACAGTTATTATGTTTGTCTACAAAAGTTCTCTCAAAACCTAGCTCTGCTAAAATTGGCATCTTATGAAAGGTAATAGTGAACCTTACATTATTTTCATCATCTGTCATTTTTGTCCATTCTACTCTTTGTGCTTTACTCATATGCGTAGCTAAATCATAAGCAATATATGGAGTTTCAGTAAATGAACTAAAAAACATCGCCACATATAATAGTGTTGCTGGTAACATCCTTGTCCTCTAATTGAGTATGTCGAACATACCCATATAATAGTTTGGTTGCGAAAGAAAATGAACCGCGTGTGATACTAAGTGATTTCTATACGCCACATCTAACTTGTTATGTATAAAGTATTTGGTTTTATAGACTGGTTCTTTATAATGATTGTTCCCCAAAAACAGGGAGTTTTTAAAGTTCCCTGATTTGGAGAAGTAATCATTCACAGGTAACGAGCCTTTATCGAATCCATGTCCAATATACCAGACATTAGAAGGATATTCAACTATGTCATTTAAAGCTTCGTATAGCATTTTACCCCAAGCGTCCCATGCACTAGGATCAAACTTGAAATAATTTTTATGCTGACTCTCTAAATTATCCTGACTATCTTCATAGTCATCATCGTAGTTGTAATCTTCATCTTGTTGTCCCATAAAATTCTCAATTTTCTATATTAGACCATCTTGATCCAGTGGTGGCGATTACATTTGCTCTTGTTGGTTTTCTTCCTCTTCTTGCCCCTTTAAATCCTAATCGACGTATAACATGACACATAGTTTGATATCCGTTATAGAATTTAATTCCTCTAAAACCATTATTTTTTATGTGTTCATATACATCAAAAGAACAATTGTACTTCTTCATCAGTTCAACAAATTCTTGTCTCGCTGATTCGTCACCAAGTAACATCTGTGTTAATTTATTAGTATGTCTGCCCATTTGTTTTCTCCTTATGTGGTTGTGTCAAAGGGTATGGAGTCTCCAATACCCCTGACACTAAACCCTCAACCGATACAAAATTTGTCACTAATCTTAGATGCTAGTTCTTTAGCAGCATTAGATAGAAATCTGTTGTTACTAAAGTAGAGCGGTGTTGAGACTTGATTAAGGAACTCCACGACCGTCTTTAAAAGCTTGGTCTGGGAACCGTCAAGATCTAAATCCTCGCCCCCAGCGTCAGCAGGAAGCGTCTCAAGAGAATCTGTATCGTCCTCAACCACAGGAGATACTGGAGTAGGATCACCATAAGCCTTATTGAACAGAGCGCCGCTACTAGTATAAACATACTTGTTGTTGATATCATCTGTACTATTGGTATATTTATTACAGAATACAGTGCTGTTCTTAAGGTTAAGAGACTTCATCTGATCAGCAATAGTTGCAGCAACATTAACTGATACTGGAACTCCAGTAATATCAGACTTTTTATAAGCCTTAGCATATTCCTTAAACCATTCGTCGCTAGTTTTATTAGCAACAAGATTAACAACAGCAGAAACACCATCAAGAGCTTGTTTAAGATCCAGAAGATTCACAGGATTCCCAGTTGATCCCGACAAAATACTGGTAAAGTAGGACTGCTTTCCTTCCCAGCCCTTCCTCCACCAAGTATAAGGGATACGATAAATCTGATTAATTTTGATAGCTCGGGCATCTCCTTCAAAATAGTTTACCAGTTTCTTTTGAATACCGTTCCAATAAGTCTTATGAGGACTATTTGTATTATGATCCAGAATCCAATAGCATTGATAACCATTACGAGTATCAACAACCCAGCTTGGCTTTACAGGAAAACTATTGATCTTGTTCAAGAATCCCTTCTTCTTTTGCATCACAATGCTAGGCTTAAAATAGCTACCGTTATCATCTCTCCCAGCATCCATATCAACAAAACAAGCACGAACCCTACTAATAGCATATTGCTTACGCCCACCATTAACATAGAAGTAGGCATCAGCACCTTGACTATCGTTTGCAATAGCAACAGTAGTAAGATTGTCTGTATGATTCATGCTACTGATCTTCTTGCGAGGATCACCATTGTAGCAAAAAATCTGCTGACTACCCAAAGACTCAAAAAACTTATTCCTCAAAGTAATTTGATCTCTTGTTCCAATAGCACTATGAGTCTTATCGAACGGATTAAAAGCCAAAGTATCGCTAAACATTTGTTTTCCTTTTTCCACTTCCTATCTACAATTTTGATATTGGGACAGTGAACATCACCATCAAGAGCAATATCTAAAAGATGGTAACGGAATCGAACCGTTATTGCACGATAGCAGAAACTATATAGGTGCTACCTTACAAGTTACCAAACACCACCTTGACTATCTAATATCAATGGTTTCCGTAGAGCCCATTATCTAAATCAGAATCATCTTCGTCACCAACGAGATCATCGTCCTCATCTTCATCGTCAAACTGATCCCAATAGTTCTCATCATAATCATTCAGATAATCATCCTCATCATCTTCGTAATCATCTTCACTGAAATTGGCCTTGTAAAGAGGCTTGAGCAATTCGCCCTCATACTGTCCAACTACCTCATAACGACAAGTGCGAAGCTTTTCACAATTAGAATCGCTTGGAACACTGACTACATCCTTGGGATTGATCTTAACGATCACAATACGGTCTCCAGCTTCCAGACTACCATAGTTAGCAACATAATTCAATGCTCCAGCATGAAGTCCATTAGAACAACCACGACCACGATCATCGTCAACCTTTGCTCTTTGCATTTCGCAAACCTGACCAACGCGGTTGTCAAAAACTCCTCTATACTTATCCTTAAAGTCTGAACGAACAGCCTTATAAGCGAGAAAGAAACCATCCTCAGTAATAGGAAGATGCTCATGCTCCAAGAAATCATACAGTTCCTTCTGACTCTGCATACTTGGATTTTCCATGATATTATTCAGGAAATTGACAAGGGGCTGAAAAGGTAATCCCTTGCTCATAAACTCCAAAATACGCTTACTAATACTACCATGAACTTCCTCGCCCTCATAAAGAACCTGTCCATTCTTGATCTCTACAAGACCATCGCTAAAAGTAGCAACAGCTTTTTGAACATCAACAACTTCCAGTAGTTCATCTGCCGTAGCAGAGGGAAGTTTTTCCAGAATCAACTTATAGTTGATATGATCTGGCAACACCTGATAACTCTGATTATTAAGAACCAGCGTCAAATTACCATCCACAAACATAAACGGAACAGCCATAATCCAAACTCCTAGTTTTTAGTTACGATACCTGTGATACTGTCATTTTACACTAATCGGCAAGCTTGTCAAGGGGTCTTGAGAAATTTCTGACTACTTGACTAAACTACTCAACTGAATTCTAAATAGGTCAATATTCTCTTGGCTCATCTGCATAATCCAATCCTTACCATCATTATTATAATATGAGTGACGTTCATCAAGTTGATTAATAGGATTTTTCTTGGCTCTTAGATCAGCAAGAACTCCAGTAACTTGATGACTACCAAGAATATACTTTAGCA